TAGAAACAGGAGGTGGTTTTCAATGTACAATTGGACCCATTAATGATAGAGGTTAATTATGGCTGGAGTTTCTAAATATACATACACAACATTAAAACAAGCTATCTTAGACTACACTGAAGTAGAGGATACTGTTTTTACAACCACTATATTAGATGGTTTTATTATGTCTGCTGAGTTTAGAATTAATCAAGATCTTCCTACAGATTCTGATAGGTTTGTTCAAGAAGGTAGTTTAGCTGCAAACGATAATACAATCAACGCTCCTGCTGGAACTTTGTTTGTTAGGGGAATTGAAGTTTTTAATTCTACAGCTAACACAGAAGGCAATGGAAGTTGGTTAGAGAAAAAAGATCAAAGTTATTTATCAGAACTAACAGATAGAAAATTTGGACCTTCTGGTCAAATACAAGCACCTACAGATACAACTAATTCTGTAACAGGTTTTCCTAAATATTATGCTATGTTTGGTGGCGCTACTAATACTACAGATACTACTTCTGGAGGTATGTATCTTGCTCCAACACCTGACGCTAACTATAAATTTAGAATATATTATAACAAAATGCCTACTGGTTTAGGGTCTGGGACTACTGGTAGTGCTGAAACATATTTAAGCACATACTTTCCACAAGGACTATTATATGCTTGTTTAGTAGAGGCTTTTGCTTTTTTAAAAGGTCCAATGGAAATGTTGACACTATATGAAAATAAGTATAAAAGTTCTATACAACAGTTTGCAGGGATGCAACTTGGAAGACGAAGAAGAGACGATTACACTGACGGAACCGTTAGAATACCTGTCAAATCACCGTCTCCATAAATTGAGGAGAAAAAATTATGGCAATATCATCGGCAATATGTAATAGTTTCAAAGTAGAAATTTTAAAAGCAGTTCACGACTTTACTGCATCATCTGGTAATACTTTTAATTTAGCTTTATATACTAGTTCAGCATCTCTAGGTGCAGGTACAACAGCATATAGTTCATCAAACGAAATTACAAACACATCAGGTTCAGCTTATTCTGCAAAAGGAAAAGCTCTTACAAGTGTAACTCCAGTTCTAGATAGTAGCACAGCAGTTTGTGATTTTTCTGACGTATCTTGGACATCAGCTTCATTTACAGCTAACGGATGTTTAATTTTTAATGATTCAGCTACTGGTGATCCTGCAGTTTGTGCAGTAGCATTTGGATCAGACAAAACAGTTTCCAGTGGAACTTTTACAATTCAATTTCCAGCAGCAGACGCAAGTAACGCTATAGTTCGAATAGCATAGGGGTAAATCCTTATGTCTAATACTTGGAACCAAGCCGGTACTACCTGGGGTTCAAATCAATGGGGCGAACAAGGTCCTACTATAGTTACGTTAACAGGTCAAAGTGCTACCTCAAGTGTAGGTTCTATAACTCCAAGATCAGATTTTTCAATAACTTTAACCGGACAATCAGCAACAACTTCAGTAGGTTCACTGGTTACAGAAGTAGCTTATATTTTAGCAGGACAATCAGCAACATCATCAGTTGGAACAATATCACCTACAGCAATGACTATAGGTTTAACAGGCCAATCAGCAACATCTAGTGTTGGATCAGTTGTAGTTGAAAGAGCTTTTGTTCTAACAGCGCCGTCAGCTGCAACAACAGGCGTTGGTGATCTTACAATTAACAATTCTGAAATACAAATACCTCAAGGTTCTCAAGCAGACGTTTCTGTAGGTTCAATATCTCCTGCAGATGTAATGGGATTAACAGGAGTATCAGCAACAGCAAGTGTAGGAACAATATCACCTACAGCAATGGCTATAGGTTTAACAGGTCAATCGTCAACAGCAAGTGTTGGTGAAATAAATCCTGCAGATGTAATGGGAGTAGAAGGTGTTTCAGCAACTTCTAGTGTTGGTTCTTTAGTTACAGAAGTAGCTTATACCTTAACAGCACCTAGTGCTTTAACTTCTTCAACAGGCTCAATAAGTCCTGCAGATGTAATGGGATTAACAGGAATTCAAGCGGATATTTCTGTTGGAAACGTGTCACCTTTATCATATCAAGATGTTGATATTGGAGGCAATACAAGTTATAGTGCAGTCAATAAAACAGATAGCGCAAGTTATTCTGGTGTTGACGTAACAGGAAATACGTCTTATACAGATGTAACTCACGCAGCTTAGGAGAAAAATTTATGGCATCAACTTACACACCTCTTGGCGTAGAACTAATGGCTACCGGCGAAAATGCTGGAACTTGGGGTACAAAGACTAATACAAACTTACAAATATTTGAACAAATTTCTGGTGGTTACTTAGAAGTATCTATTGCAGGTGGTGCAGGAACTACAACTTTAACAGAAAGCGATGGTGCTACAGGTTCTGCTGTTGCTACAAGAATTTTAAAATTTACAGGAACAATTACTGGTAACAGAATTGTAACTATGCCGGTTGGTGTAGAAAATTTTTATATTATAAATAACGCAACTTCTGGTGCTTATACAGTACAGTTAAAAGCTGCTTCCGGTTCAGGTGCAACAGTCACTTGGGCAACTACTGAAAAAGGTTGGAAGTATGTTTACTTTGATGGTGTTGCAACAAACACAGGTGTTCATGATTTTGCAGATGGTTTAATTACTGGAGACCTAACAGTTCAGGGCACAATAAAATTAGATGGTAATTATCCTACAGGAACAGATAACGTTGCTTTAGGAGATACTGCATTAGATTCAGTTGAAGCTGGAGGTACAGATAATACTGTAATTGGAAATCATGCTGGAACAGCAATTACCACAGGAGATCATAATACTGCAGTAGGTAGTTTATCTTTAGAAACTAACGCAACAGGCTCACAAAATGTAGCAGTAGGTGCATGTGCTTTAAATGCTAACACAGGGAATAATAACGTAGCAGTAGGTTACCAAGCTTTAGACGCAAATATTGGAGGAGATAGTAATGTAGCTGTTGGTTTACATGCTTTACTTTCTAACACAACAGGTAATTGTAATGTAGCCGTTGGAAGAAAGGCTTTATGTTCTAATACAACAGGTCTTACAAATGTAGCTGTAGGTCTTACTGCTTTAAATGATAACACAGAGGGTAATAGTAATATAGCAATCGGTTGTGCTTCTATGCTAGATAACACAACAGGAGCAACTAATGTTGCTGTTGGTGTAGCCACTTTATTTGATAATACAACAGCTTGTAATAATACAGCTGTAGGTTCTTATTCTATGATTAAGAACACAACAGGTACAGCTAACGTAGCATTGGGTGCTAATGCTTTAGCTTGTAATACAACAGCAGATAATAATATTGCAATAGGTTTTTGTTCTTTAAGATTAAACACAACAGGTTGTAGAAACACTGCGTTAGGTTCATGTTCTTTAAATGCAAATACAACAGGAACAAATAATGTTGCTTCTGGTTTTACATCAATGCTTTTAAATACTGAGGGAAGTAAAAACGTTGCTTATGGATATGCTTCATTAGGCTCTAACACTACAGGAAGCTGCAATACTGCAATCGGTTGTGGTTCTTTAGGTGGTAACACAACAGCAGATAATAATACCGCTATGGGATTTGATTCTTTAAAAGCTAACACAACAGGGGCGTCAAATGTAGCGGTGGGTAAAAATGCCCTTGATGCAAATACAAGTGGTAGTAATAATATTGCAATCGGAGAGGGTGCGTTAGGTGCCAATACTACAAATACTACAAATTTAGCAATCGGTACTTCTGCTTTGTTAGCAAATAATGCGGCAGGAGATAACTTAGCTATAGGTCATACAGCAGCTTCAACAAATACAAGTGGTTATCACTTAACAGCTGTTGGTCATTATGCTTTAGTAGCAAATGAATCTGCACAAGGTAATACAGCAGTTGGTCATAGTGCCTTAAGAGCAGCAACGACAGGGGCATCAAATACTGGAATTGGAAAACACGCTTTATGTAAATTAACTACGGGAGCAAATAATGCGGCAGTAGGATATGCTGCATTGTGTACAGCTACAACTTCATATGATTCAGTTGCACTTGGTGGAGAAGCATTAACATTAACCACAACAGGACATACTAACACTGCTATTGGTAGACAAGCAATGTGTAAAAACACAGAAGGTGCAAATAATGTTGCAGTGGGTGCTTTTGCTTTATGTGCTAATACAACAGCATCAAACAATACAGCACTTGGTAGAAAATCACTTCTATCTAATACTACAGGTGCTGATAATACAGCAGTTGGTCTTAATGCTTTATTTTCAAATACTACAGGAGCATGTAATGTTGCAGTTGGAATGTCAGCTTTAGAAACAAATTCAACAGCTGCATGTAACACAGCAATAGGTTTTGAGTCTTTGAAAGATACCACAACAGGATGTAGAAACGTTGCAGTTGGTTCAGGTTCTTTAAAAGCAAACATTACAGGAGATCAAAATACTGCAGTGGGTAGAGCATCTTTAATATGTAACACTACTGCAGATGGTAATACAGCAGTGGGATTTGATTCTTTACAAGCAACAAATACAGGCTGTTTTAACACTGCTGTTGGCAGAAATAGTGGTTTTGCAAATACAACAGGCGAAAGGAATGTTGCTATAGGTTTAAATTCTTTATACACTAATACAACTGGAACTGGAAACACAGCTATGGGAGATGCTTCTTTATATGCTAACACAACAGGCATAAGAAATACTGCTATTGGTCAAAATGCTATGTGTACTGTTGCTGGTGCTGGTAATGAAAATACAGCTGTAGGTTATTCAGCTGGTTGTGTTATTACAACTGGAGATGAAAACGTATTATTAGGATATAGAGCTGGTTTTAATATAACCACAGGTAGTTGTAATATAATGATTGGTTCATCAGCTTGTATTGATTCAGGTGGAACACATACTTCTATTTCAATGGGTTATGCTGTTGTTAGTATTAATGATGCTTTTACTTTTGGTAGTGGTTCAACGGATTCAAGAATTGCTTTTGGTGCAACTTCAATTACTGCACCATCAGATCAGAGATTAAAAGAAGATATACAAGATGATACAGCTGGTTTAAGTTTTATAAATGATTTAAGACCTGTAACTTTTAAATGGAGAAAAGAAAAAGATATACCAGAAGAAATGAGAACTCATGTTGCTGGTTCTGAAAAAAGATATAATAATGATAAAGTAAATCATGGATTTATTGCACAAGAAGTAAAAGAAGCTATTGATAAACACCCAGAATTAAAAGATGGTTTTGATATGTGGTCTGAAGAATCTACTCTAGATGGCAGACAAAGAGTAGCAGAGGGTTCATTAATACCTATGTTAGTTAAAGCTATACAAGA